GACAACAGCAAGATTGAAATCATAGCCAGGACAGCCGGTCGACACAAACCACTGTTGACAGTGGCCCATGACGGAATCTATGCATTCAATGACTTGCCATTGGTGCTAGCCACAGAAGCAGGCAAGAAGACTTTCTTGTCAGGCTCATCATCAACAAAGAGAAACATAAACCTACCAGACGACAACGGTACACTGATGATAAACAATTCCGGAAAAGTAATGGCAACGGATTTGCCAACAAGCGATCCTAGTAATGCAGGTCAACTTTGGAATGACGACGGTACTGTAAAAATTAGTGCTGGTTAATCAATTAAGTTATCAAATCTAAAATAGTCTGTAACTTGCCTTTAATGGCTTTGTTATTCAGTGTGTTCTTAAGACCCATGTGTAAGTTCTTGGGCCAACATTCAAACGCAGTCCAGCAATAGCCAGAGTGTTCGTCATTCAGTTTAGGTAAGAATTCAGACTCTATCGCAATAAGATAAGTGTGGAAGAAAAACTTCTCATCATTCGAGGTAAACATTTCCAAGGGAATAACTTTCTTGAATTTAGGAATAGCACCCACTTCTTCTTTTATTTCTCTCTTCAGTCCTTCAAAAGCCGATTCTGTGTACTTCATCCTGCCACCGACCAATCCCCATGTTCCTTTAGTCTTCTCAGAGGTCCTCTGCAAGAACAGGAAACGTTTGGTTGATGTGCTGTAAAAAAGTGCACCAGAACATATGATGTTGTCTTCCATGCTAGATTATAACAGATTGTTTATGATTTATCAAGGGGTAGTTGCATCAACACTGGGGTCATAACCATTGTTTGCGCCGCCATCTATCACTATACTCCAATTACCTTGTGTGTAAACACCTTCATAAGACTTGACCCATTCCGTACCGTTGAATCTGTATTGTATTCCTGTATTCAGGTTGGTAACATAGTGCTGTGTAGAATCTGGATCTGAAGCATCAAAGGCTATGTTCCATTTGCTGGTTGTACTATTGTATTCAATTATATCACCTACACTTGCCACTAATGTTCCCCACGTGGCACTTTGATATGTTGATGTCGAATCTCCCACATCGTTGATCACAAGATACCTAGTTCCGTTTGTAGGTGTGCCTGGATCAAATGTTGCAGGGTTGATTATCTTGGAAACTGCTGTCAGTGTGTTGGCAGGTATTGTGTCGCCATCAATGCTGTATAACAGTATAGTGTCATCGAGTGTTGTGGTTGCTATTGTTCCTATGATCTCGTTACCAGATGGTTGTGTTAATCTGATCTGTGATGTACCATTAGTGACTACTCCGTACTGTTCCAGTAGTACCTTCCAGTTAACTGCTGGTCCAAATGTTTCAAAAGGGTCTGCTAGACCTGGATCGTTAGCTCCTGAATAGAACCCATCTCCGCCCGATTTAACATTTACACCTGTTGTTCCTAACAACCTCAATTGATTGCCAGTAACTAATAATCCAAAGTTGTTTGGTGTAATAAAGCTTCTTGAAATTAAAGAACCGTCTATTAATCCTTTCGCTACTCCGCCGTCGTCGTCATACACACTCATAATAATTTTCTGTACTACACCTAATTTCTTGACTTTAACAGGAGGTGACAACCATATTGGCATAGAGAATGATAAACTTGCTACATCTATTTCGGTGTCCGCTCCGACCGGTATAGTTCTAGAACTAAAACTTATATTTGTTAATTCCACATAGCTTAAACTGGTCCAGTCTATGTAGTTGTCTGACTTTTGTATCTCAAAATCCGGATTGAAAAGGTATAAAATCTGCTCTAAAATCTGTAATTTTTGATCTGTGTTTGAACTCCATATGTCTGCCGTGACTTCTAGTCTAAACGGGGATGGCATGACTTTTTCAATAGTGTATCCTGCACCTAATTGATTTGTGTAGTTCCCATCACTGTCAATGCCTCTTTCTTTTAAATGTTGTTTTTCTATATGGTAAGGATTTTGCATCCTTTCTCTGTCATAATTTAGTTCTCTAACATAAGCCGCTATCCTGGGAGCATACTGTAATGCATTCTCAGAATTATTTCTGATTATATTTGATACCTGTCTTGTAGGGTCTCCGTAAACAACAGGAACAGCTCTTAGAGTAACTGCGTCATCTTTGCCCTTGCCTGTTTCCACAGAAAAATTACTCAACACCCTGATAAATTGAGTTAAAAATTTCCTAATCTGTCCTTCATAGAAGTGTAGCATTCTTAATTGTCAGCCTTTGGTTTGAGAGCATCAGTTAGTGATTGTCTCTGTTTTGTTGTCAATCCGTTTATGGTATCAGACGTTGAATTGTTAACAAAACTTGTTTTGTAGTTTGCTCTCGAATCGTTGTTTGTTGTAGTTATTCTAACCGAATCCTCTATCTTGACCCATCTGGTTCCGTCAAAACGGAACAACCTATTTGGCAAGAAATCTGTTCTCAAGAAATAATCACCCTTGTCAATGTTTGAATTTGGAAAACTAATTCCAAATCCTGCCGGATGGCCATTCGGTGCTACTCCGTCTCCATCTAGGTAGAAACCATAATGCGAACTTGCCGGTGAGTCGATAACTGCATTCACGTTTTTGTCTCCACTTGCTCTTTGTTCTTCTGTGTTAACATTATCGGTCCTAATATTTCCCCTTTCGTCAATAGGTGCAACGTAGTATTGTTTGTAGTTGAATCCTGATTTTGGTGCATCTGATTCTGCCTGTGCAACAACTTGCTCGTTAATAGATTTCTCTTTGTTAAAAGTTGACATGTAACTTGCAAGAGATCCTTCTGTTGCGGCATCACCTAGTATGTCTCTGTACTCCTGAGAGTCTACTAGAGATTTCATTTTCAATCTCAACAGGTGCGGCCACCATGTCTGTGAGAATCCTTCTGCGGCTCTGTTAACATCCTCGACCACGTAGTATCTTTTAAGTGCGATCGGTATGCTTTCATCTAAAGAATAGTCTTCTTTCATGTGAGGGAACTCGATAACATCACCTGACATGGGCTTCCTTCCAATCCTTTCTATTATATCATTTAGGTGTACAGTTAAAAATAGTGTGTCGTTCTGTAGGAACATTCCGAACTGTGATAAATTAAAATCTGCATCTTGCACATTGTATATTCCACGCACTATATAAATGTCATCCGCATATTTCCTGTCTCTGTTCTCTAGGAATAACAGATCCTGTATGGTTCTTTCGTTTAACGAGTCACCTGAATATTGTGGTTGTGTTGGTGAAGCATCACCGTCCTTGTTGGTACTGCCTTGATCATATGGTCCCAGGTATTTGTGGAAGTGTAGATCCGTTCCACCTATAGTGAACATCTCTTTGATGTTACGATCAAAGAATTTGTAGTCGTTGCCTTTTTCAGGCTTGAAAATGGATAATCTTGGCATATCATACATATTTATTGCACAGACAAAGGTAATAAATATGAGTATGTCAGAACTACAAACAGGACAACAAGAGATATTCGATTACGTCAAAAACAACCTCGGTGAGGGCATGATTGATGTTGAATTAGACCCTAAACACTATCAAACGGCACTGGAAAGAGCTGTAAACAAATTTAGACAGAGATCCTCAAATGCTGTGGAAGAATCATACGCTTTCTTAGAACTTAAGAAAGATCAGAACACATATATATTACCAGATGAGATTATTAATGTCAGGGAACTATCTAGAAGAACAGTTGGATCAAGAACAGGTGGCGGAGATGGTGGAACATTATTCGAGCCTTTCAATCTAGCATACACAAACACATACCTTTTGAGAGCAGGTGCAACTGGTGGATTAGCCACTTACTATGCATTCGCATCATACCAAGAATTAGTAGGTAAGATGTTTGGAAGTTTCATACAGTTCCACTTTGATGTAGCAACAAAGAAATTAACTATCACACAGAGACCAAGAGCCGAAAATGAAACAGTTCTCATGCACACTAACAACTTCAGACCAGACATAACGCTGTTCAAGGATATCTATTCTAAACCATGGATCAGAGATTACACACTTGCTGTATCCAAGGTCATGATAGGAGAGGCGAGAGGCAAGTTCAGTACCATCGCAGGTCCACAAGGTGGCACAACGCTGAACGGTGGTGCATTGAAGGCAGAAGGACAGGCCGAGATGGAGAAACTAGAATCAGAGATCGGTAACTTCCAAGAAGGTGGAAACCCAACAAGTTTTATTATTGGTTAACTTATACTACCAGTAAATTCCTACGCAAATCATTTTAAATACAAGTATCATGATAGATACTCGATATAAAAAACTTACCAAATGTACACTAGAAGAATTAGCTAACATGGTGGATGATCTAGAGAATGTTGCCATACATGCCCTGAAGGAAAAGAAACTGGGTGTACGTAAACTGGTATTAACATCAGTCCATGATGTTAAAAAAGAGATTGAAAAACGTTTAAAAAAATAGTATAATAAGTCTATGTTAATAGGCGTAGTAGGATTAATAGGTTCTGGTAAAGATACTGTCTCGGAGAGACTTGCACAGAAACATAATTTTAAAAAAGATTCATTTGCAAAAAGTTTGAAAGACGCAGTAAGTTCTATGTTCAATTGGGATAGAGAAATGCTGGAAGGCAAAACCGATGAGAGCAGAGCATGGCGAGAACAGCCCGATGCATTCTGGAGTAAGCAGATGGGCAAGGACGTTACACCACGTTGGGTTCTACAATACTTTGGTACGGAAGTTATGCGTGGTCAAATGTATGATGGCATATGGAGAGACAGTTGTTTAGGGAGATACAACGGAACACCCACAGTGATATCTGATACAAGATTCATAAACGAGATTAAAGAAATTAAAGATATGAATGGAAAAATTATTCTTGTTAAAAGAGGACAAGATCCTGATTGGTTCACAAGCTATGTTGAAGGCAACATCATGCCTAAGGGAATACACTCATCAGAATATTCATGGGCAAAATCAGAGTTTGATTATGTTATCAAAAATGATGGAACACTGGAAGAGTTATATCAGCAAGTTGATGATCTAATCGTCGGCAACAAGATCACCGATACGCCATCCAAGTTTACGGACACTACCCAACCTTTGGCAATTGGCGCAGACAGTTTTTAAATTAGCGTCAATAGTATTCCTCATATTTCCATCTACAAAGAACACATCCAGTTGATTGGTCTGCTGGGCTTTGAATCCACACAACTCGCATTTCTTGTGTTTCTTATATCCCGATCTCTGTAGGGCTGTGACCCCTCCTACCTTCTTACCGGCCTTCGTTCTATTACATGTATCACACAGGCTACGCCAATATATGACATCACCTTTACGATAGGCATACGCCCTAGGCTTTGCCTTACACTCTTTACATATGGGTCTATTCCTGTATTGCACATGCTTATTTACGTTGCCTATATAGGGACCTCAGAAATGCAGGAATTTACCACTAAAACGGAAGTATTCACTAAATACATCTGTATACGTTAAACTTGCAAGGAGAAAACGAAAAATGGCATTAACATCACCAGGAGTAGAGGTTTCAGTAATAAACGAAAGTTTTTATGTACCATCAGATGCGGGTACTACACCTCTTTTTATAGTAGCATCAGGACAGGATAAGACAAACGGAGCAGGCGACAGCACAGCTACAGGAACACAAACAGCAAACGCCAACACTGCTTACTTGATCTCATCTCAAAGAGAATTAACAGAGACTTTCGGAGATCCGAAATTCTACACAGACGCATCAGGAAATTCATTAAACGGTTATGAATTGAATGAATACGGTCTGCAAGCGGCTTACTCATTCTTGGGTGTGGCCAACAGAGCTTTTGTTTTAAGAGCAAATGTTAACACCAGCGAATTAGTTGGCAGTGCATCGGCTCCTTCAGCTAACCCAACAGATGGAACATACTGGTTTGACCTTGCATCAACTAGCTATGGTATATTTGAATGGTCACAAACTAATCAAACATTCACAACAATTACTCCAATATTGATCACACTAGTTGCTGATCTAGTTGGCGGTGCTTCTACTGGTGCACCTCTAACTTCTATCGGACAAACTGGATCATATGCAATTAACACTACACACGTTTCAAACAAGATCTTCAAGAAGACAGCAAGTAACACTTGGGTACAACTTGGATCTCAGTCTTGGCACAATTCACTACCTGTAATTTCAGTAGCATCTGGAACAACAGTTACGAATGGTCATACAATGACAATAAACGGCATCACAGTTGCAACAGGCGGAACAGCATTATCAGATGTTAGCTCGGCAATCAACAGTGCGAATGCACAGGGTGTTACAGCAAGTGTAAACACTGTAACAGGTAACCTAGAAATATTCCACAACGGTGGAGCATTTGGTGATTCGACAGCAGGAAACAATACAATCAGATTCGAAGAAGGTACTGGTTTATTATCTGGCTTAGGAATCACAGCAGGTACTTTCAATGGTGCTGAGTTTTTACAAGCGGCACACACTAGCAGACCTACTTGGAAAACAGCTAACGAGAACAGACCTAACGGTTCTGCTTGGTTCAAAACTACCAATGCAAACTCAGGTGCTAACATTGTTACAAAACTTTACAACAGTGCAGTGTTCTCAACAGTAGCGGCTCCATTACATGCTAATCACCACACAGCGATCTTCAACTTGGATGCGGCGAACGGTGGAACAGCATTATCAGTTGGATCTCTATACACACAATTCAACATCACTGAACAATCAATAGATGGACAGGCAGACTCTACACCAAACGTTGGTGATTTCCAACTATTCAGATACGAAGGTGGTACAACTAAAATAACAAGTCTATTACTAACACCGACTTTCACAGCAAACGAAACTTTCACTATCAAAGAGTCAAGAAAAAATGATACAAGTTTAAGTTCAGCTATCACTGTTACACTAGCTGGAACAGATGCTAATGCTTTTGTTACGGCAGTGAATGCAAAAGTTAATGCTTCAGCGTTGGCGACATCAACTACGGAATTGATCAACATCAAAGCTAGTAAATTAACAACAGGCGAGGTTGTACTAGAACATACACTAGGTGGTGAGATTAGATTAAACGATCTATCAGGAACTCCACTTGCAGATGCTGGCTTCAGTACATCAACAGCACATGCATATGGAACTTTCACAGCAGGAAGTCCAACACTACTTGACAACTTGTACATTGCACCAACAGGTGATTCAGAAGACTCAACTACTGGTAGCGAAATTATTGCTACAAACTGGAAGAGATTAAGTTACACAGCTTCAACTAGTTCACCAACTAATGAGCCAGCAGATGGTACATTATGGTACAGTACTACTTTAGATGCAGACATCATGGTACACAACGGAACAACTTGGAAAGGTTACGCAACTGTTTACACTACAACTGATCCAAATGGTCCACAGTTTTCTGCAACAGCACCGACTACGCAATCAGATGCTACTGCACTTGTAAGCAATGACTTATGGATTGATACAAGCGACTTAGAAAACTATCCAAAACTTTACAAATACAACACAGCGGCAACGTTGAGTTCAACTAACACAGCCAACCAAGTAGCAGTTACAACAACTGGTGCGGCATGGGTGCTAGTTGACAAAGCTGACCAAACAACAGAAGACGGTGTAGTTTTCGCAGATGCGAGATGGCACACATCAACTGATAAAGTAGCAGGAACATCAACAGCGGCAGGCGTGGCTTCAACAATTAAAAACTTGTTAAGCAATGACTTCCTAGACCCTGATGCTCCAAATCCATCTTTATTTCCAAATGGAATATTACTTTACAACACTAGACGTTCTGGTTACAATGTTAAGGAATACAAAAACAGTTACATCACAACAACTGCATATCCAGGTTCTGGATCAAGTGGATTGGGTAACATCAGATTCAGCAACGAATCTGTTTCAACTTACTACCCAGACAGATGGGTTACTAAATCAAGCAACAACGCAGATGGTTCTGGATCTTTCGGAAGGAAAGCACAGAGAACAGTAGTTGTAGCACAATTGAAATCAGAGATCGATACTAACCAAGCAATTAGAGAAGACCAAAGAGGTTACAATGTAATCGCTGTACCTGGTTATCCTGAGTTGATCCAAAACATGATTAACCTAAACACTGATAAAAACAACACAGCATTTGTTGTTGGTGACACACCACTAAGATTGGAAGGCACAGCAACTAAAATCCAGGACTGGGCTAACAACACAGCAGTAGCGTTAGACAATGGCGAAGACGGATTAGTAAGTGCGAGTGAATATCTAGGCTTATTTTACCCATCAGGACTAACAACAGACAACACAGGCAAGTCAATTGTAGTTCCAGCATCACACATGATGATGAGAACACTGGCTACCAATGATAGCGTTGCTTTCCCATGGTTCGCACCATCAGGAACTAGACGTGGAATCATTGACAATGCAACAGCAGTTGGTTACATTGACACAGCGTCTGGAGAGTTCCAAACAATATCTGTAACGGAGTCGGTGAGAGATTCAATGCATGAAGTTAAGATTAACCCAATTACATTCTTTGCAGGAGCAGGGATTGTTAACTTTGGTAACTTGACTAAAACATCAGCAAGTTCATCATTAGATAGAATAAACGTTGCGAGATTGGCAGTCTACTTGAGAACACAGTTAGATTCAATCGCAAAACCGTTTATCTTTGAACCAAATGATGGGTTGACAAGAAACGAGATCAGAGGAGCGATCGAATCATTCTTGTTAGAACTAGTTGGTCAGAGAGGTTTATTTGACTTCTTGGTAGTTTGTGATGAATCAAACAACACGCCAACTAGGATAGACAGAAATGAACTGTACGTAGACATAGCAATTGAGCCGATCAAGTCAGTTGAATTTATTTACATACCGTTGAGAATCAAAAACACAGGAGAAATTGCAAAATTAGGCAACTAATTTTCGATAAAAAGGAGAATATATGGCAATATCAACATTATCAAAATTTACAGTACCTTTAGCAAACGATCAAAGCTCAGCATCACAAGGTTTGTTGATGCCAAAACTTCAGTATCGTTTTAGAGCAGTCCTGGAAAATTTTGGAGTATCAACACCAAGATCAGAACTAACAAAACAAGTAATGGACATAACAAGACCCAGCTTGACTTTTGACAACATAACATTAGATGTTTACAACTCTAAAGTTTATGTTGCAGGTAAACATACTTGGGAACCGATCACAATTAATTTAAGAGATGACGTTAACAATTCAGTAAGCAAACTAGTTGGAGAACAGATCCAGAAACAGTTTGATTTCTTTGAACAGTCAAGTGCGGCATCAGGTATTGATTATAAATTCACAGGTAGAATTGAAATGCTAGACGGTGGTAATGGAGCAAGTGCTCCGAACATTCTAGAAACATGGGAACTTTACGGTGCTTATGTTGAGAATGTTGACTACAACACACTTAACTATGCAACATCAGAACCAGCAACAATCACATTATCGATAAGATACGACAATGCGATACAGACACCTACAGGTACAGGAATTGGAACAGCAGTAGCTAGAACAATTGGTACACTTTCAACAGGTGGTGGACAATAATACAAAATTAGACTTAGCATTTAATACATTGAAAGCGTCTTTATAGGCGCTTTTTTTGTGACTATAAATAACAGTATGCCAAGTATTAATAACTTCTTAAAAGGTATACAAGACGGTCTTCCGGGAATGAAGGATTACCAACATGCCTCTAGACTGTACATTGACGATCATCACAAGCTGGCACCAAAACACAAATTCCTTTATCATGTTGTTTTTGATCTAGACGATAGCATCAGCATGAATTCTTTCACAGAAGCTGAAAGACAAGAGTTAAACATGCTAGTCAAGGCAGTGGATCTCCCCAAATATAATATGAACTACGAAGAGAAAGTTCAGTACAATAAAAAAATGTATACCAACACAAGAGTAGTGTACGAACCAATAAACATAACGTTCCATGATGATCATGCCAATACAGTAAATGCATTTTGGAAAAAATATTACGAGTATGAAGTTGCTGATGCTGTACAACTGACCGATACTATACAAGAAACTAGCAAGGACGATTACTACGATGCTGAAAGAACATACACCAAGTGGGGTCTAGACACTCCCAAGCAACGTAAGAAACCCTTCATAAGAAACATAAGAATTTACGTATTGCATAATCAGAGATTCACATCATTCAGACTAGTGAACCCTGTGATAGGTTCTTTCAGTCATGATAACATGGACCAGGCAGACGGTGCGGGAGTATTACAGAATCAGATGCAGGTACTGTACGAAACAGTGCGGTACAGTTCAGGAATAATCAGACGTCAAGGTGGTCAGAGAGGTGACGGCATACCAGGGTTTGCAACACTACACTATGACAATGAACCTTCACCATTAACAGTGTTAGGTGGCGGAACAAATAGTATTTTTGGACCGGGCGGTGTCGTTGATGGAATTGGATCCGTTATTAGAAACGTACAATCAGGAAACATCCTGGGTGCAATATTAGGTGCTTCAAACACATACAACAATGCTAAAAAAATTAAGAAGAGTGGAGTAAAAGAAGAACTCAAGGGAGTGGCCAAAGATGTTGTAAAAGATTTTGGCAAACAGGCCGGAACAATTACAAATCCTGTGGCGGCATTCGCTGTTGGGTCTGTTCTTGCTTTAGGTACTACTATTGCCACAGCTAAAGGAACGTCAGGCAGTAATACAGTGATCACCAATCCCACACAGGACACAGTAAATTATCTAGGTGCCGACGAATCTTACAATCTTGTAACAAACAACACAGAAGCACGTGATCAGGTTGCCTCAGGAATATACTACAAGGACATAGGAAGTAGAAAAGGACTTACTGTTGCTGAATCCGATATAGAATACGAAGCTAGTATTGATAGCGTTAAGAATGTATACACTAGTAAGGTATTCACAGATGTAAGAAAACTCGTAACAGAAGGATATTTAAAAATAAACAGAACAACACAAGATGTTGCAGTTGCAACAGAGAAAGCGGCACTATAATGACAGAATTTTATACCAACTTACCACCTAAAGAAAAAGATAATCTAGATACCACTATAGAAAAATTAACAACCACACAGTATCAAACAGAATATCAATTTAATGTAGGCGAATATGATGCCGCTATTGGGTTCTTTGTTAAACGTGGATTCAAGAGAAGCTCTGCAGAGTCAACTGCATATGTAATACTTTCGCAGGCAAAGATAGACAACATTAATCCACAGGAACTACTGGACAAACTAGGACAGGCCAATGAGGTACAACTATCCGAGATAATCACAATAATATTAAATGCCAACAGATACAAGTCAAGCAGACTAGGTGTTAGACAAGCATTGACCACAAAAGAGACAGTATCTAGAAACATCATAGACTAATGCTACCAAGATTCGCCAGAGGAAAATTCTATCCTAAGAATACCGAGAAATATGTTGGATTAAAAACTCCTACCTATAGGTCAAGTTGGGAACACGCTTTCATGAGATTGTGTGATGAACATCCTAACGTGTACAAGTGGGCCAGCGAGAGCATAAAGATTCCTTACAGGCATCCGTTCACGGGTAAGCACACTATCTACGTACCGGATTTCTTTATTGTGTACAATGATAAGAACAGCAAGAAACATGCCGAGATGGTTGAAGTAAAACCTGCCTCTCAGACAACAATGGAAGCCGCTGGTAAAAGTATGGCCAAGAAAAAACAGGTAATTATCAATCATGCCAAGTGGGAGGCCGCGACTGCATACGCCAAACAGAACAGGTTGAAATTCAGGGTAGTATCAGAAGAAGACTTATTCCACAACGGTAAACGTAAGTAAGTAAAACAATGACAAAGAAATTAGAAGACATACTTAATTTACCAAATGTCAAAGATGCATTCAAAGAGGTAGATAAAAAAGAGAAGGAGCAGAAGTTAAAAGAGACTTCTAATGGCGGTACAGCACCTAAAAATCTAGATCCAAAAACACAGAAAAATTTAGAGAAGAGTTATGCGGAGTTTGACAAGATCGCGGCATCACTGCCACAGGTAAAGGGACTGGGAGATATGTCTGATCTGGAGATGGACAAGCTGGCAGTAGAAGCAGAAGAGAGCTACAAGAACTTAATGGACCTGGGCATGAACGTGGATTCACGTTATTCAGGACGTATATTTGAAGTCGCAAGTAACTTCTTAAAGAATGCCATTGATGCAAAGAGCTCTAAAATAGATAAAAAGCTGAAAATGGTTGAATTGCAACTTAAAAAATTAAAGCTGGATAAAGACGATAAAGATGGCGGTTCTACCATGGAAGAAAGCGATGGATTTGTTATATCTGATCGTAATGAATTAATGAAGAAGTTATTAAAAAAAGACTAAATATTGCATATGAGCACATTCACACAGTATCTTACAGAAGCGGCACAGTCATACGATTACAAAGTTAAGGTAGCAGGTGCATTAGACAAAGCATTTGCAACACGTATGGAAACTGCACTACAAAAATTTGAATTAGCTAAACTTTCAGCTGGCAAGAAGACTCCAATACAATCAATGCCTTTGGACTTTCCTATGTTGTCTAACGAGGAAGTTACAATTTTTGATGTGACAACAAACTATCCATGTGCAGTAAACGAATTAAGAGAATATCTAGCAGACTACATGAACATAAATGTGTCAATGATCGTTGTTAGAAAACCGGGCGAGCCTACAGAAGAATATCAAGACCAAATGGCTCAAGTAGGTAAGTCAGAATATGCAAACAAATTAATGGACATCGAGATGAAAGATGCCCCGGCAGTTAAATCAGAAGAATATTTTGGTGACAAGTATAACATGAGTTTAATGAGAGAATTACTTAAAACTAGAGATAGAAATCTAGGAGAAATAGAAAAAGGTGCAGACAACAAAACACAAAAACAAGTGCCAACAGAAGTAGACACAAAAACAGGTTCACCAATACACACAGGACCAGGACCAGTAAAAGGAAATCCGCATCCAACAACACTACAAGGTTTTAAACAATAAGGAAATAAGTTATGGAAATGATCGACGTATTAAAAAAATTAGAAGAAATTGCACAGACTAGACCAGAGCTAGTGGCAGATGCAGTGGACAATGTTTCAAGAACTAATCCTACACAAGTACAAGACAATTTAGTACAAACTAAAGAAGGTGGAATGTCAGATGTACACATTGGTGCTGAAGAAGTTATAGGTCAATATGCAGACGAAGATGGCAACTTGAAAATGCCAAAACAAGATGTGTTAAGAGCAATGGCGGCTGAAAAAGAAAAAGCGGCTTTCCCAGACTCTTACGAGATCGAAACTGCAATGAAGATGGTTGATGAAAAATTTGATGACAACGGTCAAGCAAAAGGCGACATGGACATGCAATCAGAAGTTCCAGCACAGGAGCCAGAAGCACTAGAAGGCAATGCATTTGCCCAGGCAGTAACACAGGCCAAAGCGGCAGGCATGAAACAAGGCGACAAGTTTAAAGTCGGCGACGAAGAACACACATTAAGAGATAGCGACTTTGAAGGGGAGAGCACAAGAGATATGACTACAGAAAAAACAGAAGGTAAAATACCAGCAGGCTTAAAAGCATACCAAGATAAAAAAGCAGGCAAAGAAGACAAAAAAGAAACTGTAAAAGAAGCAGTACAAATTTCAGTAGATACACCACAAGAAGCAGGCATGATGATGCAACTTCTAAAACTAGCAGGTGTACAACCAGTTGATCAAGCTATGATAAGCCAGGAACCAGAAGCAGGTGAAATGCCAGCACACGGTGAGCCAGGACACAGTTGCGGAGACAGTGATGACGACGCTACGGGTTCACAGGAAATGGGTGGCATGAGAGACATGATTGCTCAAGCAGATGGTGGAGAAAAAGCAGAAGAAACTTTTGCGAATTCAATGGGCGATGAGAAAGAAGAACCAAAGTATCAAGACACAGACACACTAGTAAACTTCCATTCAGGTGGACTTAACTCACAAAAACAACAAGTGAGAAAAGAATACCCAGGCGATAATCCGTTGGCAGTGAAAGAAGATACTATCACTGAATTGAATCTAGCTGACAGCTTAAAAGCACAGTATGAAGGCTTCAAATCACAGTACCAAGAAGCGGCAAAAAAAGCAAAACCTGACTTCTTAGACATGGATAAAGACGGTGACAAAAAAGAGCCAATGAAAAAAGCTGTTGCCGACAAAAAAGCAAAGTAATACTTTTCCAAACATCCTAACAGCGTTAAATACTACACTATGGCGTATGTATCACTAGATAGCGACCAAATTAAGAAGGCGCACAAGAAACACAAATATACTAAAT